TTTTGGGTGTTTTTGAACTCATTTGTGGTCTGTATGAAACAAAACCACATGAATTTCTTAAATTTGAGTAAAAACGAGTCAGGCGCATGTTCTGTACCTTATGTTTCAACTCAACAAAAACTTCTGCCATAAACTCTCTGTGAATCATATTATCGAGGTCGGCAAAAACCTCTTCATATTCGTTGACTTGGTCAATCATATTTTGCATAACGTCAAGATCGTAATCAAGTGGCGCTAAGCTTTCAGGCTCAGTTCCTACTGAGCTCAAATCAATTTCGGACAGTCCAATGGACTGCTCATCAATGTCGTGTAAAAAGTTCATGGTCAAATTGGAATAGTAAACGTACTACCCCAACTCAACCACAAACCCAAAAAGGGAATGTGGATGAAGTTAGGATCCCCCTCAACCTAATAACAATCATAGTACACTGGGTTCGAAACCAGTAACTCATGCTTTGAGTATCGAGACCAACTCCCTATGCAAGCACAGGGCATATGGTGAGAGGGCGGCGGTGTACACGCCTGGTCAGGTATTCGAATTGTTCCGAACTATCGTCTAGTCGGTTCTAGCCCCATAAAGACCGTGCAGGAGTGATTCAACCTGCTTCACATATAGAAAGTTACTCCAAGGAGGAATATGCTAGTGACTATAAAAGTTTAGTTATCCTCTTCACTATCGCAGTGAACTATCGACTCAAAAGAGTCTGAATCATGCTGTCAATTAAGACGCAAGGTATTGCTCGTAGGCAAACCTTTTCAGGGTGTATTGTTTGAATAGGTACAATAGAAAACCAAAAAAAATACTACATATACTATAACCGTGTGTTGTAGCAGTACACGGCCCAAAAATTTGGGAAAACATACACACATTTCAAAAGAAATGGGTTTTACAAAATCATTTAACGGATATTCATTATCAATTGCAAAACACTTTTTAGATCCCGTAAAAACGGGCTTCTGGCTAATATCAGCCAGAAAAGGGTTTCCTAATTTTGTCGCTTTCGCAGACACAGTAA